CTACAGGTACGGTTACCAGCGACGTCCAGCATTTTGTTGACTATAACGCTGGTACTGATGACAAGGTATACGCGATGTGTGACGATGGTGTCTACTGCTATTGGATTACCAACGTCACCTCCGGTGGCTCTACCAAACTGACAATGTATAAGAAGTTGCTGACTGACCATTCTGGGATAGCAAATACCCAAATGTTCCAAACAACAGGCTTGATTGCTACCAACGTGGTGATGGAGTTCACCAAGGAACGTATCGTTGCCTGTATCAATAACAAGGTCTATGAGATTTCTACGACGGCGACTGCTCTACCAACTGCCGTCTATACCCACCCAGTAGATGACTTCACCTATACCAGCATTGCCTCGTCAGGTGTTGCCATCTACGTTACGGGGTTTTCTGGAACGCAGTCCAATATCCAGAAGTTTACACTTAGCACATCAACTGGTTCTATGCCTACCTTGACCAGCGCCATCACTGCGGCTGAAATGCCTAGCGGTGAGCGGGTCTACAAAATTGCCTACTACCTGGGCTATATGTTGATAGGAACCACTAAAGGAATCAGAGTCGCTGCAGTCTCTGATGATGGGTCTATTGCGTATGGCCCGCTCGTCTGGGAGAACACCCAGCCGGTCTATGACTTTGCCTTCCGCGATAGATTCGCTTGGGCTGCAACTTCGGTTGAGGATGAGCCAGGTGTTATCCGCATTGATCTTGGAACGCAGTTATCTCCACTGGTCTTTCCGTATGCTTATGATTTATACAAACCAACCGGCAACACAACGCGTGAGACAACAGCGTGTGCCTTTATCAATGGCACCGATCGCCTAGCATTTACCACCAACGCGGTTGGTGCTAGTAATGGATCGGTCTACATTGAATCAGCAACTAATAAGATAGAGACAGGTTATCTACGGACTGGTTATGTTCGCTATAACACCCTAGAATCTAAGATATTCAAGTTCCTGCAGGCTCGCTTTGATTCAACCAACGGCTCGATTGACATCGAGTCCTACACAGCAAATGAACAGACCTTCAACATTGGCTCCTTCGATAAGGGAACTCCGGTGCCAGAAGTATCTATTGCCTATCCGCAGGATCCACAAGAGTACCTCGGCTTCAAGTTTATCTTTGCGAGAGACCCAAACGATTCAACCAAGGGTCCACTCTTTACGGGCTACCAACTCAAGTCCCTGCCCGCTGTTCCTAGACAGCGCCTGATTCAACTTCCAGTCTTCTGCTATGACCACGAGAGCGACAGCCTCGGCGTGGAGATCGGCTACGAAGGTAGCGCCTATGACCGCTTGATCCAACTAGAGTCGGTTGAGAACAATGGCGACACCATCAGAGTCCAAGACTTCCGCTCTGGCGAGGAGTTCTCGTGCATCATAGAGGAGTTAGACTTTATCAATCAGACCCCATCCGACAAGCGATTCTCCGGTTTCGGAGGAAAACTCGTCGTCACTGTCAGAACAATCTAGGAGCCATCAATGACCCCTACTGAATGGGCAGGCCTTGCCGTTGCCGTATTCACCCTTGTATCGGGCTTCGCAGCCCTTGTTCGCTGGTTAGTCAAGCACTATCTCAACGAACTCAAGCCGAATGGGGGGTCAAGTATCAAAGACAAAGTGAACCACCTCGAAGAGAAGGTGGACCTACTAACCGATCTCGTCAAGGAAGCACTGAGGAAATGAATGATCCCATTAGCGAAGAGACCCAGCAATGCTGCCGTCGCTCTGTTGCGACAGGCGACTGCTCTTGCTCCGAAAAGGAAGAAGGCGAGCGATGGACTGCTTCCTTCTGCTGCTCACGTCCATCAGAACCCGAACTCGGATCATAACTCAGGACACGCGGTTGACCTGACCCACGACCCACTCGGTGGGATCGACTGCAGGGTCATCTACTCTGAACTACAGAAGGACAAGAGGGTCAAGTACCTCATCTTCAGGAACCGCATCTGGTCCCGTAGTAGGGGTGAGAATACCTATGGCGGTGCGAATCCGCACAACAAGCACCTACACGTCTCCATCTACCCAGAGTTTGAGAATGACACCTCAGACTGGTTTCCCTGGACAGGTGGACCTAAGAAGTGGAACAAGGTCAAGAGCAAGTTCATTAGGGTAAAACGCAAGAAGAAAGACCCAACCAGTCCGAAGGAGGACTAATGAAAATCAACGAGCAATTCAAGCAGATGTCTTTGACGTGGTTTCGTGCTGCGGCATCGGCTGCAGTAGCGCTCTACCTAGCAGGGGAGACTGATCCGAAAGTGTTAGGTACTGCCGCATTAGCGGGTTTTCTTGGACCTGTTCTCAAGTGGCTCGATCCGTCTGCGGTGGAGTTTGGTAAGAAGAAGAAGTAACTCAAGATAACTGCGAGGCAATGGCCCTCATCCCTAACGGGGTGGGGGCCTCTTTTTTTATGCCCTTAGATATCCGCTAACCCCCCGTTTTGGGCGGGATTATCCACTGGGCAAGGAACTCGTACCAGGTTACCGCAGGAGACGCAGGTAGCGTCCAAGAACCACCAGACAATCTCGTAGTCCTCGAAGCAGACCATCACATTGAAGACCTCACAGCCACACGGACAGATGTGGATAGGGCCAAGATCGCGCAGGTCTGAGCCGAAAGGCTTTGGTATGCTCTGCTCGTTTTTCAGCAGGCGGAGTAGACGGAGCCACACAGACTGCTCGGCTGGCGCACCAGCGCCTCGCAGTCCAGGACGGGCGCTTCGGCGCTTACGCGCCCGTCTATGTTTTGACTCGCTCACGCTCGTAGTTTACTCACTGTTACCGTGTTGCTCCGCAACGACACGCCGGAGGCGTGTATGATTAGCACTATGACTACCCTCTGCGCCGTCCAGACGCCAGACTATGCTGTGCTGGCTGCTGATAGCCAGATCACAGAGGACAACCTACGCACTATCAGCATTACTACGCCGAAGATTGTCTCAGTCGGCAAGTACCTATTAGGAATCACAGGAGACACTAGACCAGGTGACATACTCACCTACAACTGGAAGCCGCCTGCCTATCGGGGCGGCGACCCTGTTAGGTTTATGGGTAGGTCAGTGATTCCATCTATCATCACGGCTTTCCGTGAGCAGGGCTACGACTACTCAGGGGCAGAGAAGGACAAGGACTCAGGCTTCGACTACCTACTCGCCTTTGATGGCGAGATCTTCCATATCGCTTGCGACCTATCATTCTTCCAGTCTGAGTTCGGTGTCTACGGTATCGGGACGGGTGGACAGTTTGCCCTCGGATATCTATATTCTTTGAAGAAGCCTATCACGCAACTGTCACGAGCAGAACACTACGCACGACGCGCCGTTGAGATCGCGTCGGTGCTTGACGTCAATACCTGCCCACCCATACAGTTGGCAGTACAAAGGAAGGGCGAGTAGATGTACAAGGATTTTGGAAGATTGACGATTCACGTCAACTGTTACAGCCTAACTAATTTTGGTATCGGCTTTGACTACTACCACGAAGAGTATTGGCACCAGCCATTAGAGATGGTTCGAGTCTTGCAACTCAGTTTGCTTTTCTTCAACGTGACCATTACCCTTTGGGATGGGCATTGGGATCGGGAGGAAAAGCGTTGGATATAAAAGATGTTCTAATGGAAGCGCTCTACGATAAGGAGAATAATCGTGGGCGCAGTAAGCAAACTCAGATTGGCCCATCAGAACTTGGTGGGTGCCGTCGTAAGGTCTGGTACAAACTCAATAGCCAGCCTGCGACCAACGGTGGTGAACTCAAACTTGCAGCGATTATGGGAACAGCCATACACTCTGCAATCGAGAAAGCCATTGCCAAACACGACAACTTCATAATCGAAGAAACAGTAGAGTTCAATGGAATGAAGGCTCATATTGATCTCTTCATTCCGGAGACAGGCGATGTGGTGGATTGGAAAACTACAAAGGCTAAAAATCTTGCGTACTTTCCAAGCAAGCAACAGCGCTGGCAAGTTCAGGTGTATGGCTATCTGCTTGATAAGTCGGGGAAGGGGAAGCCCCAACGAGTCAATCTGGTAGCCATACCCCGTGATGGTGACGAGCGTGACATCAAGGTCCACTCGGAACCCTACGATGAGAACATTGCACTCGAAGCACTGAACTGGCTAGAGGCAATCAAGGCTTCGGAAGAAGCGCCAGCACCTGAGCGAGATGAAAGTTACTGCAAGTTCTATTGCAAGTACTTTGACGCGTCGGGTGAGGTTGGATGCGTTGGTCTAAAAAAAGAACTTATCGTGCAGAGTGATATAGAAATCGCTGACCCCACTGCACAGAGCAACGCACTTGAATACCTGCAACTAGATCAGAGAATCAAGGAACTAGAGGCGAAGAAGGATTCGCTGAAGGAAGCCTTGACTGGCTTTACAGGAGTGACTGAGACGGGCGTACGCGTCACGTGGACGACGCTTCCTGGAGCAAAGACTGTGGACAAAGCCGAGGTAGAACGACTACTAGGCTACCTTCCCACGAAAGAAGGTAAGGAGTCCGTGCGACTCCAAGTGAAACATATAGGAGATAACTAAAATGGCTGCACCTGATTCAACAAAACTTCAGGTCAACTTCAAGTTGAATGATGGAACACTCATCAACGTCTACGCAGATAACGCAGGAGAACTGGAGAGCCTGCTTACTACTATCCAAGATACGGCGACACTGATCCAAAGTGTGAGTCAATCTTTGGGAAGCACTGTTAGGACTGCACCCGTTTACAATTCTGGACCGTCAACCGCACCAGCGCCAGCCGGTGAAGGCGAAAGAGTCCCAGACAAGTACGGCAACACGTGGGTCTACGGCATAGCACAAGCGCCAGACTGCGCTAACGGAAAGATGGTCTTGAAAGAGGGCATCTCAGAGAAGACTGGCAAGCCGTACAAGGGTTGGTATGACCCAGCCGCTGGTCCAAGATGGCAAGGCCCTAAGATCGCACAGGAGTTCCGAGCCAAGACTATTTGGATCTAGACCTATGCGCTCACCGAGGGAGTTCGAGAACCCTCTGTGCGCTCAGGTGGATGGGGACGCTTGGTTTCCAGAGAAGGGTGCCAATATCATTGGCGCTCAGAGTATCTGCCACAAGTGTCCTCATCGCACTGAATGTGCGGAATGGGGTATAAAGCACGAAGTACACGGGATATGGGGTGGCCTGTCGGCAAATGATAGGCGTCTCATTCGCCGTAAAAAGAATATCATTCTGGAAGTACCAAGCATTGAGGAGTGGCTAGGTAATGCTCAACCTCGCAAGAGCCTGGAGTAGTACTACTACCAAGGCAACACCACTGCCTGAAGTGTGGAAGACCTTGACTGCCAAGGAGATCAAGTTCCGTCGCGGTCAGGTATGTATGGTTGCTGCTGCGCCGAACGCTGGCAAGTCAATGCTGGCTCTCATCTATGCCATCAAAGCAGGAGTGAGGACGCTCTTCTTCTCAGCCGATACTGACGCTTCGACTATCACGATGCGAGTCGCAGCCGCGATGAGCCAACACGCTCAGAATGTAGTAGAGCAATCACTGCAAAAGAATCCCCACTACTACGATGAAGAGTTAGCCAGAGTCACCAACATCGAATGGGTCTTTGACTCATCACCGACGCTGGATGATATGGAGTTGGAGATCAAGGCATACGTCGAACTCTATGGCGTGATGCCGGAGTTGATCGTGATAGATAACCTGATGAATGTCGTCACCGACTCAGAGAATGAGTGGGCTGCACTTCGTGCGATTATGGCAGAACTGCACGATATGGCTCGCAAGACAGAAGCCTGTGTGCTGGTCCTGCACCACGTCTCAGAGGCGAGTGAGTACGGGTCACCGACACTGCCGCCACCACGCCGGTCTATTCACGGCAAGATTAGTCAGTTGCCTTCGACCATCCTGACTCTGGGCTACGACCCAGTGCAGGGGTTACTGAGGGTAGCGGCTGTGAAGAATAGGTTTGGTCAGCACAGCGCAGACGGAAGCGATATGGGTACGCTCTTCGTGAACTTTGCTACCTGCCAGATTCACGATGCCGATGCACAGGGTAGGTCTATCAGGCGTGATGCTGCCTTTGCCTACGCTCAAAGTAACTACACAAAGGATCCTGATGATTTCTAATCTAGTCATCATCCCATCACGGGGCAGGCCAGAGAATCTGGCCCGTTGCATTGACCACCTCAAGACCTATAGCGTGGTCTCTGACTTCGTAGTAGGTCTGGACATTGACGATGAGCAGAACTATCCGCGCCTTGATGGTGTGATGTATGAGGTGGGCGAGCGCAAGTTGATGATCGCTACCCTCAATGAGATCGCTATGAAGTATGTCGACAAGTACTTGTTCCTGACATTCTTAGGTGACGACAACATCGTCACGACTGAGGGCTGGGACTTGGCTATGAGCGTGACGCTTGCAAAGAATGGATACGGGATTGCCTATGGCAACGACCATCTCCAAGAAGAGAAGTTACCCACCTCGATAATGATTACTAGCAACATCGTCAGGGCGCTGGGCTTTATGGCGCCACCGACACAGAAGCATCTCTACGCAGACAACTTCTGGCAGGCGCTAGGTAAGGGGCTGGGTGCGCTCTACTACTTCCCGTCCGTTCACTGGGAACACCTGCATTACCTCAATGGCAAGGCTGAGAAGGATGCCATCTATGAGGAAGCCAATGCCGATAGTAGGTACAAAGAGGATCGAGATGCCTTCGCTACATATATGAGCGAGCAGTATGTCGACGATATAACAAGAGTCAAGGAGGCTCTCAATGCCGTACTCTGATATTGCTAACAAGGACTGGATCGTTGAAAAGATTGGGCAGATAGAACCCAGGACTATCCTCGATGTCGGCGCTGGTGCTGGAAACCTAGAGCATTATGTCCACAGCAACTTTGGTGACGCCATCCAACTTGACGGGATTGAAGTGTGGAAACCCTACATCCCTGAGTTCAATCTACTAGAGAGATACGACAACCTCTTCGTGATAGATGCCAGACAGTGGAAAGACTGGGACTACGACTTAGTGATGTTCGGGGATGTGCTAGAGCATATGTCAGAGGAGGAAGCGGTTGTCTTGTGGAACAAGGCAGCACGGCAGGCTCGTCACGCCATCATCACCATACCTATCATCCACTATCCGCAGGGTGCATATGCTGGTAATCCCTACGAGATTCACCACGAAGAAGACTGGAACACTTCCAGGGTTCTCGCTGCTTTCCCTGGTATTATTGAACACGTGGAATTCGCAGAGACTGGCGCATACCTAGCAAGGTTTACTGATGCCAAGTCCTAAGTACAACAAGGTCAAGGGATCGAAGTTTGAGGTGGATGTGGCTAAGTTCTTGCGCTCTGTCGGTCACTTCGTTGAGCGACTAGCCAAGGCTGGGGCCAAGGATGAGGGCGACCTCGTTGCCATCATCGCAGGTCAGACCTACATTCTTGAACTGAAGAACCGTAAGAAGATAGATCTCCCTGCCTTCTGGAGCGAAGCGCAGGTAGAAGCAGAAAACTATGCGAAGGCTCGTGGCTTAGAGCAGAGTCCACCAGCCTTCGTCATAGTCAAGAGACGCAACCATCCGGTCAACAAGGCGTGGGTGGTACAGGATCTGGAGAGTTGGTTGAGGGAGAAGAAATAAGATGCCACTTGGAGATACGCCAATGTACTCATTGACCTGCAACTGTGGGATAAAAATAATTGGTCATTCCGAAAAGGGTTTGATTGGTCTAATGAAAAGACACTACGAAGATGGACCATTCCACGAACTCTGGAAGAATTATTTTACTATAGAAGAAGATACCCAGTTACAAAAGATGATGAAAGGAGAAACGTATGCCGACACCACAAGGTGAGATTACTACTACAGAAACGATGAACCAGATTGTAGTTGAGACAGAGGAGGTAGCAGATGATCTGCCATCAGTGCCAGATAGCAGCACAGTTCAACGAGAAGCACAAGACTAACGACGCTAGAGATTTCCACGAGCAGTGTAAGGGGTGCGAGTGTCAGCACAAAGTTGGGATAGGGTGGTTCGCCCGAAAAGGCGAGGCCGTTCCACCGATGCGAACTCAGTCCCCATAACACTCGTCGTCGAGTTCTATGGTGGCGAGGTGAAGCAGGGTCGCAACGCCAATGTCAAGTGCTGTATGCACGATGACAGTAGAAGGTCAGCGGTGATGAACACCTATGACAACCTGTACTTCTGTCACACCTGCGGTAAGGGTGGAACAGGGGTCAATATCATAATGGAGATGGAGCAGGTGGAGTACAAAGATGCAGCAGAGCGAGCAATCGAGATCGCTTCTAGAGGCGGTCACACATTACAGTCAGGGTCTAAGCGAAGAGGCAGAGGCATATCTCGCAGGACGTGGGATCTCTAGAGATGTTGCCAGAAGATTCGAGTTGGGAACAGTCGTCGATCCGATCAACGGTCACGAGGAGTACCAAGGTTGGCTATCCATTCCGTATCTTACGGCGCTGGGTGCGTGTGTCTCAGTCAAGTTCCGTCGCTTGGACGACGGCAAGCCGAAGTATGGGCAACCGACTGGACAGAAGCAGCACCTCTATAACGTCGCTGACATACTCACTATGTCTCCGCGTATCGTTGTCTGTGAAGGGGAGTTGGATGCAGTTGTGGTCTCTGGAGTTATCGGGATCCCAGCAGTGGGAGTCCCAGGAGTCACGGCTTGGAAGCCCCACTTCCCTAAGTTATTCACGGGGTACGAGACCGTCTATATCGTCGGGGATAACGACTCCAAAGAGGACGGTACGAACCCAGGACAAGAGTTTAGTAAGCGTGTCCAATCCGACCTAGGTAACGGGGTTATCGTTACACTACCGGCTGGTATGGACATCAATGAGTTCTATCTACAACACGGAAAAGAAGCAACTGAGAGCCTATTAGGGGGAGCGTATGTATGACCAGCAAGAAGGAGTTATTGGAAGTGGCCGCATTGTTGACGGATACGGGGATGATCGTAGTCTCGATCGACTTCAAGGCTGGGACACTGACGGTCAAACCGATCCCCGTGAAAAGGTAGGCGACGAGTTTGTTACTGACGTATGGAACATCCTTGACGCTGCAGGAAATCTGCTCATCCGCAAGCATCACGATTACGGTCCAAAGAACATCGCTCACTCTCCAGGTGGCGCACTCAACGGACTGCGAGTCAGAATGTGGGACAAGGTTGCTCGCATCAACAACCTCCTCGATTCAGGCGTTGCACCATCTAATGAATCACTACGAGATTCCTTCATAGACCTACTCAACTACAGTGCCATAGCCATTATGGTCCTCGATAAGAAGTGGCCCGAACTACCTAATGACTGACCTTCACCCATCCTTCAACGACATCATCCCTTCGGTGGTGAATGTCGTCTTCCGTCGCTACAAGAACTTCGTCGAGCGCAAAGACCTCAGCCAAGAAGCGTACGCCTTCGCTGCCCAACGTGGCGCTAAGTTTGCTGAACAGTTAGATGAGCCGAATGAAGAGTTGCGTAAGGCGAACGAGAAGAGGATTGGGTATCAAATCAAGCGCCACTTAGAGCGCTACTGTCGCAAGGAGAAGGCGCATAAGTCAGGCTACACCACACAGGATGAAGCCTTCTATGAGACTGTCACCATCGCACAACTCCTGCCGTATGTCATCGCATCAGTCGTCAATGATACGGCCCTGGAGCAGGCACAGAACCTCATCAATGATGGGCAACCACGCAAGCCAGCCGCCCCTGCTGAGGGTGGCACACTCCTTGCTATCTTGGTAGACATCAAGAAGGCATACGAGATGCTAGAGCAGGAAGAGAAGGACATCCTCCGGCTTCGCTACCACGAAAACCATACGCTTCAGATGCTCGCTCAGTACTTCGAGTGTTCCATATCGACCGCTGAGAGGCGCTCCAATAGCGCCATACGTAAGTTACAGAACAACCTCGGAGGGCAGAGTCCTTGGGTATGACCCACGATGAGTTACTGGCAGAACTAACAGATACCGACCCTGTATATACAAGAGCAACACTTTACTCCGCCCTTCGTGCAGTAGTTGAGTTGCATAGACCTGCCTGGTATAACAGCCGTGATACTGAAATAAAAGATGCTTACTGTGTTGGGTGTGACGAGAGATGCGGATGTTGGGAGGGTGACATAATGACTCACAACACTTGGGAGTCTTGCCCAACTATCAAGTCTATCGAGGAGATGCTCAAGTGAAAGAGCAAGAACTCTTCGACCACCTGAAAGGTGGCTGGTATCCCGATCTCGTCAAGAGTGAGGGACAGTTTGATTCCTTTGACTGTATCTCTGAGCAGAACAAGCAGTACATAGAACTCAAGTGTCGGCACACCCACTACCCAGACCTACTGATAGAGCGCTCCAAGTATGTTCGCTTGGTAGATGAGGCAGGATTCAGGGTCCTCGATCCTTGGTACATCAACTCCACACCGCAAGGTATCTATGCCTTTGACCTATCACGCGTCCCTGAACCTGCGTGGTCTGAGCGTTGGATG